GACGCTGTATTACTAGCCCCTGTGGTGTTGCTGTACAAAGATTGAAACCCAGAAGCCGTATTGTTAGCACCTGTTGTATTAGCTGCTAACGAATTGTGACCAGACGCAGTGTTGTATAGTCCTGTTGTATTAGCCTTTAAAGCCATCAAACCAGAAGCAGTGTTGTAACTACCTGTTGTGTTGAATTTTAATGCTTCATACCCTACCGCAGTATTTTCAGTTCCCGTAATGTTAGTTAGCATCGTCTGATAACCTACTGATACGTTTGCGCCAGCAGTAGTGGTAGCTGCTAAAGAATTAAAACCCACAGATACGTTGTTATCACCTGTCGTAACAGCAGTACCTGAGTTAGTGCCTAATAAAGTATTACCATTACCACCTGATGTAATGCTATCTCCAGCAGTTGCACCAGCCACAAGGTTGTTGCTACCTAACGTGACAGAAGTAATGCCCTTAGTTGCAATGTTACCTGTAAACGTAGCACCAGTAGTGGTTATAAGATTACCACCGCCTGTAGGTAGGTTAACTGTCTCGTTATTGGAGGTAGTGGAATCTAATGTTACTCCACCGCCTGCTGAATTTTTAATAGTAATTGGCATAATAGTTCCTTAAAGAATGACCCACGTTGAACCGTTTGTAACGGTTACTGTGTAATTATTATTTACAGTCACAGGCCCTACGGTAGACCCGTTTTCGTTACCAGCAAACGTAATGTTTTCCGCTATAACCTTGGCGTTGGTGCGTATTATCGAGTCACTACCTAGACTACTGCCTCCACCACCAATTTCACCCCATCCTGCTGCTGTGTATCCTTCAAAACCAGCTGTCGTGGAGTTATAACGTAATCGACCTACTGCTGTACCGCTGTCACGCTGTGCGGTACTTCCTTGAGATACTTGAAGAGAGCCTGTTGATGAATTGGTAACATTTCCTGACAGCGCACCGCCAGCTTTGGGTAAAGCAGCATTAGCAGTGTTTGTGGCAGTCGTTAAGGCTGTTTGATTGGCTAACTCTACCCATGCGCCAGCGTGAGCGTAATAAGCCTTACCTGTTGCATGGACGTGAGCAAACATTCCATGATATGTGCTAGCGGATGGAAGATCACCAATTTGGCTAAACATGTTAGCAAAATAAACCTTACCAGTAGTGGTGATATTGTTTGCGCCCATTTGCAATGCGCCGTTCAAATCAACCGTAGTAGCTGCAATTTGTATCTCAGTGTCTGCAACAATATCTAACTGACCGTCTGTGCTTGAGTTTATGTAAATCCCAGTATCACGGAACTGTATTTTTTGATCAGTAGTAGTCGTGTTGCCATTAGCAAGCACTTCCGCCAGCGTATCATAAGAACCTACTTGACTGTCAACGTATGCTTTAATTGATTGTTGTGTAGCTAAAGCAGTAGCGCTATTTCCAGATAAGTTATCTTGATCTAAAATGTCTGTTATAGAAACTGACCCAGTGCCTGACAATGAATTAAATTCAATTGCCCCACCAACATCTAAAGACGTAGAAATAACTACCGCGCCAGTGCTATTTGCAACTGTCATAGCAGAAGTATTGTCATTTGCTTTAATGTTAGTAACTTGAATTGTACTAGCGTTAACAATATCGTCTTTAAGCAGTACGCCATCAATAGTAACGCCAGCAGCCGAAGAAATTTCGTTAATAGTATCTACGTTTAAATTACCAGTTGCAGTAATTGCCCCAGTAACACCTAATGTACCTGCAATGGTTGTGTTACCTGATGCTGCCGTGACGTTAAACTTATTAGTATTTACATCAAAGTTACCATCAACACCAAATACACCTGTAACGTTTCCGCTACCTAGCGTACTATTCCCACCAACTGTAGCGCCACCTGATAAAAATAAGTTACGTGGACGTGTAGCACCTGAAGCACCAATGTCGAACGAATTGTCAGTAAATATAAGGTTTGATTTTATTGTACTGTTAACAACTAAACCGTCTGCCGCAGCGTTACCAATTATAGTGTTACCAGTAATAGTAAGGTCAGTAGCTGTAATTGAACCAGTCAATGTTGGTGATGTAATTGTTGGGCCAGTTAACGTCTTATTAGTTAACGTTTCTGTACCAGCAAGTGTAGCTAACGTGCCTGTAGTAGGTAGAGTTACGTTAGTTGAGCCAGTAGTTGTTAACGTGAGTGCATTAGCTCCAGCCGTTGTAAACGCTGCTGCGGTGGTCAACGTTCCTGCAAGAGAGACTGTATATCCAGCAACTGCTAATGATTGTATGTTTGTAGCGCCTTCTTCGACATTAGTACCATCACAAAAAAGAAACATTGTTTTACCATTAGGTATAGCAATGCCTGAGCCGCCAGATGTTTTAAGTGTAACTGCTCGCCCTGAAGTGTTTTTAGCGATATAGATTTTAGCAGCAGCAGGGCATATAACAGTCGCTGCCGCAGATAGATTTGATCCGGTGTCAGTAAACTGCAACATCGCACACCGAGATTCAGAAGTTGTACCATTAGCGATAGTTAGTACGTGGGAATTACTCGACCACGTATTAATAACTGCACGCCCAACAATTGCTTGCTCAATCATTGAAGTAATATTGTTGTTTACAATATCACCCCACGTACCACTAAGTTCCCCTTGGACAGGAAGGGCTAGTTTAAGTGTCGAAGTATATTGTGTTGCCATCTTTTAATCCTCACGCGGCTATATCTTGCCAATTAGGAGTCTGTCCTGTTGAAACATTACCCCAAGTTGGTGCTTGTGTACCAGCAATATTTTGCCAGACGGTGTTTTGACTATCATCAACATCACCCCAGATAAACACTGTACCTACCGCACCTACTGCATTTACCCCCGTTACTACTACATCATCTGCTGAGTTAGTTGCAACGATTACACTACTTAGTTGTGTTTGTCCATAGACTCCGGTTACATTTTCTACAATACCTAGACTTGTAGTTACGGCTCCAAGGGAACTTGTAGCTGCAAGACCAGATACTACTATATTTGCGTCCCCTACTATAGAGACCGTGCCTAGAGTATTAGTAGCAGATAGCCCTGCGGGAGAAATATTTGTTCCCCCAATAATAGCTACCGAACCTAACCCACTCGTAGCAGATAGCCCTGTAATAGAAACAGTTAAATCTGATGTTACGCTAACAGTACCAAGATTAGCTGTAGCTTGGACACCATCAACACTTATAACAATTAAGTCCTTACCCCAAGAGCTTTGCCCCCATGCGGTAGAACCCCATCCTACATATGATGTTGATGATGGCATTTAATTACCTACGCAATTCTAATTATAGCGCTACCAGCGGCTGAAACAGGGAAGTTTATTGTAAAATTACCTGCTGTTGCCGTTTTATCAGCTCCAAAATCAAGAACCGCAATAGCAGGATCACCTCCTCCAGACTTATAAATAACTGCGCCCCGTGCAGTTATAGTAGCGTTAGCCCATGTAGTGCTGCGGAAACTTAAAAACGCAGTAGTCCCTGAAGTAGCGGGGTATGAGGCATTTGTACCTGTCAATGCTAGTGTATTACCACCCGCAGTGTAGTTTGTTCCTGATACTTCATTACTTGTTGAATACGCTGTAGTAGCTGCGTTTAATGATGCACTGTTAGTAAAGAGTGCTATTTTAAACGACTGAGACGTATTTGAACTAAAGTCCATTTCCCCATCAAGAAGTGCTTTCTTGAAGGAAGTTACCATTGCTTGTGAAATTGCCATTTTTTATTCCCTATTCTACTTTCATTCTGAACTGGCCTGAGCGATAAGTGTCTTCACGAAGTTTACCATCACCCAAAGTTTTAAGTAATTTCAACGCTTGGACGTACAAACGCTCATAAAACTGCACTAAATCTGGCTCGCCCTTCATAAAACGTATAGCCTCAATTAGTGTACCGTTAAGTAGTGCTGAATCAAACTCATTGCCTAACCATGTAGTGCCAGCCGTAACAATAGACGCTGGGTAATACCCATAGTGTAACTCCATTGTGTACGCAGCATTAGGGGTAGGCCCTAAAATAAACGAATCATCATCAAAATAGGCATAGTGTTTTGGTAGTCCTTGAGACGACGCATTGGGGTACGCTTCCCTAACAAAATTTACATCTTTATTAAGTAAGTAATGGTAGTCTCCACTAGCATCAACAACTGCTAACGAATAACTCCATAAAAAATCTGTAGGTGCGCCAAGATATTTGTTTCCTGTGTTAAGAGTCCCCGTTACATTTCTACGTAACGCAGGTATTTGAACAGTGTTATATATCTTTTGCTCAGCCTGTTGAGTAAACATAGCGAGCTGTTGATCAGTGAAAGAATTTTCAGTGATGTCTTCGATATTTGTTTTCAGCTCGGTATAGTTCATAACTTAACCCATTGGCCCACGAGCCATGGTTCCTTTCGTTGCTGCGCCAGTACCACGGATTTTTATTCCCGTAGTTTTAACCCCAGTCATATTAGGCTTAGGCCCATCTTTATATGGGTATACACCTTTATCTTTTATAATCTTAGGTTCTTGCATATCAAATACTTTCATTCTACCACTCCTACGTAATGTTTACAGTAACTTGCCCCAAATAGCCAGTACCAAGTAAAGGATTGGGGTTAGTCCCAAACGGATCGTAACCTCCACCTACTGGATTCCAACCCCAATGAATACTTCTACTACTATACGGCCCCGCTAATCCAATACTTGTGTCTACTCTAGGATTACGAATCGCTTGTGGATCATCAACAGGGTATTCTCCCAGTTTAAGTTGTGGTTGGGGTGGATTCCAACACTCAGTACACGCTTTAATATTCGTGTCTCGTCCTTTAACAACAAGGCTTCGCAACTCTTTAAGTTTGTACTCAAAACCACAGACATCGCATAAAGCGAGGGCTTTTTTGGCAGAAGCAAACCTTTCTGCCATACTATATCCTCCCTATTTTAGGTACAAACCGTGCAGAAGTTTTTTCACGATCTTCCTGTGCAGCGAGATCAAATTGCTCTTCGTAAATTTGTTTCAACATGCCAACTCGGTCTACAAGTTGTGGGTCTTTCATAGCAATATAGTATGCTAGTCCTGCAACTAAACACGGGAAGAACCTAAAGTTCATGTCTGCTGTTTGTACTCCACCACCCGCATCTTCAATACGACGCATACGCCAGTACACAAGCTGATAGCTCTGTGTACCATCAGGAATAGGCCATACGGTAGCCGCAGGAACTTGCTCCCAATACACGGGGATTGCTTGAGCACCAGCAACAACCGTATGTGCAACGGCTGTTGTTCCTTGTTGCCCTCTAAAGCAGTTTTGCAAGATATTGCCATCAATACTGCTATAGTTAATTATTTCGTCTTCTATTTTAACAAATCCTGCGGGAGGTAAATTAGACACTCCACTCAAGGTAATTGTAGTAGCTGTGATAGTTACTGTAGCCGCCAATGTAATGCCTACAGGATAAGTTTGCCCACTATTTCTGTGGATAAAAACTTGTACTGGTCTACCTTGTGTTAACTTGTTAGGTATAGATGCGTAAGTGCTTACACTAATACGACTTATAGTAAGATCAGACTGTAAAGAGGTACTGCCTGCTCCCGTACGTATTTGATGTTCCATTAGATCAATAGTATCGTCAGGTAGTGCATATGTTGACTGCCCTTGCGCTAGATCAACGAAACCTTGGTCTATTGTCCACATGTTAATACCACGATTCTGCCACTCAATAGTCATCAAGTTCATAGATCGACGAGCAGTGCGTAGGTCATATCCCGAACGTAACTCACGTCCTGCACGTTCCCACGCTTCTTCAGCAATCTCCGTGAAGTCCATGTTGAACGCTGTAGTTCCTGATGTAGCCATTATTTACTCCACCCTTTTTTAGCTATAGCTTTGGCTTTGTTAGAGAGCTTGCCATAGTGGAACAATTCTACACTAGTCTTACTATGGGTTTTACCCGTGTGAAGACTACCATTAGCCATCTTATGTAGACCGCCTTTATGTTCTTTACCGTCTTTGGAGTAATGCTTAACACCCATAGCCATTATTTATTTCTCCGCTTAGTAGCTGATACTCGTCTAGGCTTACCTGCTGGTTGACCTAGCCTTTTCTTTTCAGCTACTTTATTTGCTTTTTCAGCGCTAGACATCTCACCAGAAGTCTTAGGAGTTTTTTCAGATACACGTTTAGAAGGACGACAGTAAGGTGTTCCCCTACCATCTCCTTTCTTTCTACCACAAGCCTTTCCAGTGCTAACGTCTTTCCAGTCCTCTTTGAACCAGCGTTTTAACGATGCGCCTTTAGCTGTTTTGCGCACCTCACCACCAGACTTGTAATACGCACGCATTATTTACCAGCCTTTTTCTTCCGGCATTTAGCAATTGCTCCTGATGCGTACGCGGAAGGAAAGACCTTGTAACTGGACTTTACCTTCTTATAGCATGAGTCCTTAACAGTCCCACCTTTTTTGTACCCGCATCCACAATCTTTTTTTGTGTAGTAACTACGCATTACGCGCCCTTCATCGTTACCATTTTAGCTTTACGATTACCTTGTGTAGCCATACCGCAACCGCGCACTTTACCGCCTTTTTTCATGGCAGGCATGCCCATTGAGGGACGCTTTTTCTTTTTTCGGAGCATCGACATTTCTTTATCATCTGACATAGGAGTTTTAGCTGCCATTCCACCCATATTATATTTTTGTGCTTTCATAGTAGTTTTACCACCTTTTTTCATTGTAGGCATGCCCATGATGACATCATCTGAGGGCCTTTTAGTTGTCTTTCCAGAGCCAGTACGTTTATTAGTCTTTTCTCTGGATGCTTTTCTAGCTTTCTCTAGAGGAGATAGAGTTTTCTTAGGAAAAACAAAGTCGTCTTGAACCTGCTTCTGATCCATAAACTTTTTAAGTCTGGCATCCGATGTATTACTTTTGCTTGTAGGGACAAACTTTTCAACAGGTTTGTCACCTTTACTGTAAGTCATAGGAGGCTCTGCACCCTGACCCCGCATTATATCTGAGGGAGAGCGATAAGTACCACCTTCCATTGAGCCATAGCTTTCTCTCTCACTAAGTTTTTTGCGGAGTGTTTTTCTCTCTTTGTAGTCCAAGCCTTCCCTTTGTTTTTCCCGAATAGCTTTTTGTACTTTTCCTCGGCTTTTTCCGTATGCCTTACCTTCTTCTTCTTGGTTCCTTTCTTTTATTTTCTTTTGCTTTGCTAAATACTTTTTCTTTTTGTCAGCAATATCTTTAGCTTTATTCTTAGCTGCATTTTTTGCGTCAAATCTCTTTCTTTCTGCCGGAGTCATGATTGGTTCCTTTTTATCGGGTGTCAGCAATTCCACTTTCGTAGACTTTTATTAATCCTGCTATTAGGATCATTAGCCGTCTTGGAACTTGTATTACTTTTCTTCATGCCTTTCATGCGAGCACAAAAAGATTTACGTCTATTCGCAGCCTTGGAGCCTTTCTTTAACTTACTTGGTTTAGTAGTTACCGCAGTCTTTAATTTACTACCGGGATTTTGCCGTTTGTAACTATCTACACCCTTCTGGTTGAGACCTCCAGACTCACTCTTGCCCTCCTTACGAGTCCAAGCGGCGGATTTCTTAACTGAGCCTCCACTTTTATAGTAAGATCGCATGACCTACTCCAGTATAATAGTTATTTTGTTACCAGAACCAGTAAGTGCAGCAACAAAACAGCCTTCACGAGCTAATATACCGTCTGCGGGTATATACACATCGTTCCAACCTGTAGGTAGAGTAAGGTCTAAAAGAATAGCTCCGCCAGCGGTGCCACTACGCAACTGAAACGTACATGCGGCGGCGGCGTTAACCAACACACCTAGTATGCGAGAGCGATTTGGCCCAACAAGAGTGGCGGTATCACCTTGCGAAAAGTTAAATGCGCGTACTAAATTAGCAGCCATATTATCACCTCCCGTTTATGGTAGAACTACACTGTTAAATGCCTGTGCATACAATACAGTAATAACGGCAACACCAGCAGTAGTAGCTGCGCTTGCTGTTACAGTAAGGCGTAGATCAGAAGTACCAATATCAGCCCATTGACGCGTACCGCCACCTTGAGTGGTAATAGTTTTTAAACCTGCGCTTGTACCTGTTGCTAGTGTATTAATAATAGTCACAGCTCCGCCAACTGTATCACCAACACTAAGGTTAGTAGTAGCGTTAGCAGCAGTTGAAAGGTCAATAAAAACGTTAACAATTTTAGAGTTAGCGGGAATGACCATATCAGTAACGACCGCAGCAAGTGCGCCGCCAGATAAATCGGCTGAATGGGATTGACACATTGTAACGTAACCGACGTTTGCTACGTCAGTACCTACTGTTGTGCCATTGGTATTGCGAATGTTGCCAGCCCGAATAGGGCCAGAAAATGTAGTAGTACCCATGATAATCTCCTGTCGTGGGTTAGTCAGTTACGGGATGCAACTGTCAGGGATTGGTATTTTATAACACAAAAAATAAAGAGGGGCAACAATTGCCCCTCACTCTAACTACGCACCGGGTGATCCGTAAATTCCAAGTGGGTCAGAAACCCCGAAGGAATAACGCTCACGAGCTTTGTAGCGACTGTTGCCAGTATCAAAATCAGCATCCATAGATGTAGACATTGGAGTACGAACAAAGTGCTTCATACCGTTAGGTACGTCAGTCATTAAGAACCAAGCATTGGTGTCTGTTAGGTAGTGGTTAACAGCATATCCTTCAGGGATAGAACCGTTATTGCGAAGCGCGTTAATATCGTTATCCGCAGTACCTACACGACCATCAGTGTCCAACAAACGAGTTGCAACGAATTGCAATGCTGGTGGAATGATTAACTTACGTGGCTGAGCAGCAATCAACAATCCTCGCTCATCTGTCCACTGACTAATACCAATAACAGCGGCTTCAAGAGAAGTCTCGTTAAGGTCAGCCGCAACAGTTGGGCGGTTTGCATTGGTGCCACCAGAAACAAGTGGATGCCCTGTTGAAAGCAATGGTTGTCCGTCACCGTAAGTGGTGCCAGCAGCAAATCCATTGTTCAAGATAGAGGCAGCTTTAACTTGCTTAGTGTACGCCATGGCACGGGCCAATGCTTTCGTATAACGAGCAGACAGTGAGTCATACAAGTTATCTTCAATAGCTTCCTCAGTAATTGAGAAACCCATCGCAATGGTTTCGTGAACGTAGCGTGCACTCCATGCTTCTTGAGCATTGTCATATTCGATGGCTGAGCCTTCGTCCTTGACAGGTGCTGCTGAGAAACCGGATAGCTTAGTTTCTTCTTCAAACGAGCGATCTGAAGATTCTGTTTCAAAAATTTGGGCGTGCTCTTCGCCGTATTTTGCATATTCCAACCCAAACAGTGCGTTTAGACCGGGGAGTAGCTCTTTAAGGAGCTGGGCACGTGAAATAGCCATTAGTTATTCCTCCTAGACGCCTGTTAGGTTGTTCATTTGATGCCCTGCGTTCCATTTAACGAGAGCCTCAGTGAATCCACCTGCTGAGTTTTTAGTTTCCTCTACAAGACTAACAATGCGCAAAGGCAATGAAGCTGTTGTAGCGGTCGTGTCGGAAATACCACATCGTGAATTTCCAGTAGCAGTGTTACCAGCATTGTTGATCATTGCTACGTTTGCACCTAAATCAGTAATCGCAAGATCGCCAATTACTGGTGTAGCACCAGCATTAGATGAAAGTACAGCAACTTTAAACAGTACATCAGTGCCATCAGCGACGTAAGCCATGATGTCAGATGCAGCAGTGTTTGCTGGGTAATGTTGGCTGAATAACTGATAGCCTAATGAAGGGTCAGTATAAGTACAACCAAGAAATACACCGATAGGCGTCATTGCTGCATCAGCAGTATCACGCGTTACAGTGCCTCCGGTAACTAGTGTCACAGCGTCACCATTAAAGATGTTCGTGTTATAACCACTCGCAATACTATATTGACGAGTTACGCCCACGAAAGGTACGCCGCTTACAAGTTTAACCGGAACTAGCCCTGAAGGGCCACTTACAGTTGGGTAAGCCATGTTAAGCTCCTAAAATTACATTTAAGTTCCGTTTCCGAAAGTAACCTTCGTTTGCCTGTTGTTGAATAATGGCATACGAGGATCATTTTCTCTCATGAGACTGTTGTCTACAGAGTGCATCTGAGCGTCTGTCTGTTGTTGGTAGTGACTAGAACGTTCTTCAATCAACTCTGTTGGAGCTTTACATAGCATCAAACCGCCAATTACTACATTTTCTGCAAAGCGTTCATTCTCTACAGTTACCATGGTAATTTCAGGGTGATCAGTTGCTTTACAAGGCTCCCAACCTTCTCTTAATTTTGAGGATACATTAGTGGCATCCACTTGGCCTTGTGTGCTAATACGAACCCAATGAAATTCATAACCCGGCTCAGGGTCTGGAGATGGTAACACCTCTGGACGTGTCCATGCCTTTTTACGGGTTGTTTTTTCTTGTGTTTGTAACTCACGATCTATTCGATTCTGGGCCATTATTGTTTCCTCATGTCTAGTGCAACCTGTTTGGCGTATTGTTCAGGAGTAAGTCCTAAGCGTTTAGAAAGTTGGTACTGTGTTTGCGTTAACCTAATTTTCTTAGGTGCTGTGCTCCGCGTAGCGGGTGCAACCACATTTGACCGTTTTCTCGGCTTTTCTACTTCCTCCCCTTCGAAATTCTCAGGGAATAACTGTCGCATACGAGAATCAATTCTCTCGTAGTAGTCATCACTCTGAGGGTTTATACCCTCTTCGTTTACAAGTTTGTTATGCAACCCCAACGCGTAACTTGTCATCTCTACGTCTTGGTTGAACCAGCCATTCGCGTCTTGCCACGCTTGTGCCCGTTTATCAACCTCCACTGGTGGTGGGGTGGTTTCAGTTTCTATTTTTACATTAGTTTCATCTTCTTGTAAAGACGGTAACTTGAAATTATTTAACTTATCGGCTTTAATCTTAGCATTTGTTATATTTTCTTGTGCATTTAAGACTCCATCTGAGTCTCCAGCTTCATACGCTTCTTTGTACGCTATTTTAGCTGATTCTAAATCAGTTACTGCGCTACGCTTAGCCTGCTCAAGTAATGCTGTTTGATTCTTGTTTACGTTGGATTTGAGTTTTTTATTCTCTTCCACAAGTTTTTGAGACAATCTCTCCAACTCTTCACGTTCCCGAAAAGCTGTTTCTTTAGCGCGGCGTTCATCGTGATAGCCTTTGCTAAAATGCTGTATCCGCTTACGCACTTTCTCAGAGTAGTCTTCCAACTCGTCATCAGTAATGTCTTCTGGGGGATCTGAGGCTTTACGGTTGCGATCAGCCTTTGGCGTATCATCAACCACTTCAACCTCATATTCGTCATTGTCAGTATCCACTTCACTTTCAACGACAGACTCAGATTTTTTAGCGTTGGCTTTAGCTTTTTTACCACCAATATCCACTTCAATAGCACTGGAACCCTCTACTTCAATATCTTGTTTATCTTGTGTTTCCTCATTAGGAAACTCGTATTCTACTTTTTGAAAAGGCATGGGTTATCTCCTATACAGCCATAATTCCACGAGGATCAGGGATTACAGCTTCCACAGAATCATCGTTCATTAATCTAAATTCTTTTCCGTTAACCTTAAACCGTGTGCCTGTGTTCATACGAAACATCACATAGTCACCCTCTTTACACCAAGGGCCTTCGGGAAAACGATCTTTGTCTGAATAGGCATCTGCGCCGACATCTATAACAATACCCATAATCGACATGATGTACTCTTTGTGCATCTGGTCAGTTGTTTTAACAAGGGTACTATCATGATAAAATTCTTCAACATCGGGTAGTGCTACTAATAAACGAAAGCCTGCTGGTTTAGGTAGCTGAGCTTCCCATTCCGCTTCAGTTATCTTACGTTTTTGGATGTCAGGAGAAATATCTACTTTATTTTCCTTTACCATCTTTGCTTTTAATGCGTCAGGTATTTCAATAGTCTGAGTATTAGTCATCGTCTTCTTCCATATAATTACGCGAGAGGTCTTCAATATGCTGCTTGCTGGCTTCGAGACCCCGAATTAAACCAACAATTTCCTTGTACCCTGAAAAGTCTTTAGCTGACCCTCCAGCAAGAAACTGGGTTGCAGACGAAATATCTTCGTCGAATTTATTTATTAGCACGTCAAAGACGGTTTTAGCCATTATTCACCTCGTTCAGGCTTTTCAGCCATCATCCTCGCAATCTCTAGATCGAGCTTGTTGTTTTCTTGACGACGACTTGCCGCCAAACGAACACCCTCTTTTTGGGCGTCTAATTGTAATTCTTGTTTATCTAACTTTAACTTCTCTGCGTTCATCATAGCGTCAACTTGATCCTTTTGAGTTCTACGCTGCAAGTCTGCTTGTTTGATCTGTGCATCTTGTTGATCTTTTGCTGCTTTGCGTTGGACATCTTGTCCTTTGAGTTGTAACTCTGCTTGTTTCTGCTGGAAAACAGGGTCTTGCTGTTGCTGTTCTGCCTGCTTCTGCGCAGCTTCCTTCTGATGCCCTTGTGTAACTTGAGTACCTGCTTCGGCAATCAAACGTGACAAGTCCACTTCGATCTGTTCTGGTAGTTCCTCGCCCGGAGGTGGTAGTGATACACCAAGTTTTTCTTCGATCTGTTGGCGATACAGGAACCCAAGGTGTTCTGCGATATGCGCTTGTAACGCTGCCATAATCTGCTGACCTTGTGGGTTCTGACCAATCATCTGCGCAACCTGTGGGTCTTGCATGAAAGCCGTATGCGTTGCGATATGTGCTTCATGATCTTGGTGTATAAACGCCCGTATTGGCTTGCCAACCAAAGCATCCATATTTTCGCTGACTGGATCGGCAGGTTTGGAATCTTCTTTTGTAGGAACAAGTTTGTCTGCGTTCTTTACACCTAACACCTCTATCATCTGTCGATGTAGCTGTGGTAGGTCATATATCTGAGGCGCTTGTTGGGCCATCTGAAGAACAGCTTGGTACTGTACAACGCGTTGGGCCATTGTAGAGCTGTTAGGGTCACTCACAGGGATTACATCAACCATCATATAATCTAACTGCCGTGCAGTTACTTCGCCTCTAAGAGGCTGATACCCGTATTCCTCTGGTGCGTGCTCTGCCATGATAGCTTTAAGGAGTTTGAACTCCTGCTTCATAGTATAATGAACTCGCGCTTGCACTGCCGCCATTGGCTTGAGAGTTCTCTCCAACAACGCTAGTGTGGTTCCAACAGGAGCATTAGCTGACATGTCAGAAATGTTCATATCAGAAATAGCGCCCAGTCTACGGCCTTCAGTTGTAATCTGATTCAACAACGCTAGAAGAGTTTGACTTGGCTCCTTGTAAGGAAGGGGCATAATATTGTCGCGGATACTACCTGATGGTACATCCACATCTTTCCATTCGCCCGGTTCAATAGGAGTGTCATCCCCCTTGATACGTAGTCCTCGTGACTTTAATCCTCCGGGAAGGTTTGACAGAGTACCCGCATCGACTAGCTGACGTATTAAAGAAGTTCCAGCCTTAGCATACCCGCCAATGATATGAATTAGTCCAAGGCCATAAAACCCAAATCCCGGCACGTATACATAATGTACAAAGTGCTGCCGCTTGAGTATTAACTCATCTTCTTCGTCCCAGTTACGACGTATAGCTAGAACTTCTCCTGTGCCACGTTCGATTGTAACAACGTAAGGCTTTGCTATTTCTTCATCATCCTCATCAATACCTTCGATGATTAAATCAGCGTGTATCTCGTATATAGCAAAACGGTTATCATCAGTGATAGAAAATCCACTATCTTCGGCTTTCTTCTCTTCGATGTCTGTATGGAACGGCTTTGGGTCTCCTAGTTCTATATCGCGGTAGAAACCCCCTACCTGTAATTTTTTAAGCTCGTTCTTAGTCTTACGCATAATATGAGTAACACGTTCTGCGAACTCTATAGTAGACGCGCCATAAGGCACGATAACGTCTTCTGCTGGGATATAGATCGCCATCTGGCGTCCTAGGTTAGGATCAAAATAAACCTTCTTAAACGCTGATCCTGCAAGTCCTAAGCTATACAACATGCGCTCATGCTCAGGTCTATACTCTACCATGCGCTCAGTAAGCTCATAGTTCATGTCAGCCTTTACGCGTTCAGCAGCTTCAATCTTTTCTTGGTTCTCTTCCCCAAGGATTTTAACTTTGACAGGGCCAGCGGCAGGGAACGTCTCACTCATTGTTTCTGCTTGGAATCGAATAGCGGCTTCTGCTAGAACTGTAGAATATACTCCACACGCACCTTCCCATGGATCTGTGCGTTCTTCGTACTTTAGCCCTAGGGTATCTAATCCTTTAACAAACGTATCTGCCCAGTCTTTACGACTTTCGATGTCTGCTTCCACAAGCCCTATTAGTTCACTTGATAGCTCCTGTAAGTCACCTTCTTCCAGTGCTTCAGCAAGGTTGGAATCAAACTCCATAAGGTCAGACTCATTCAAGTCAGGGATTAATGTAATCTCCACACCCCCATCAGACAGTGTGACCATTTCAGGATCAATAATCTCAATCTCTAACTCAGAAGCGTCCATCTCGGCAATACCTTCTAGGTCTCCGGTGTCTGTTTCCAGTTCTTTATCCAAGCCCATAGGGGCTGAATATAATCCTTTCTCTATTGCCATAATATAGTCCCTCAGTAAAACCCGCCGCGACGGTGGCGGAAATATTGTTGCTCTTCTGGCTCGTCAGTTGGTAGTCGGATAAATCCACCTTGCCTAAATCTCATAAGCGCCATCACCGTTGAGTCCACTAAGTCATCATGACTCATAAAAGGGAATCCGGCAATCTCTTCTACCACTTCTTCTGCCCATCTAGTAGGAGGTACCCAGCAAATGCCCGATGCCACAATGTCTGCAACAGAGTTAAGTCGTGCTAACTTATCACCTGATCCCCTATGTGGAGTATACTCTGATACAGGTAATCCCATACGTCGCATCTCTTGATACAACGCAGTACCCGCACTTTTCTTCTCTACAATAAACGCATCAGGTTCCCATTCAGCGTACTCTTCCATTGCTAATATTTTTAACTCTGGGAACTCCATACGCTTCTTAATACTATTTAATAATATAATATTATATGCGCCCGTATTTTCATTAAAGAAAACACCCCAAGTAGTCAGTGCTGTATAGTCAGCACGGTTGTGTGTTTCTGCCGCTGCGTCCAAAGACATAATAAGGTATTCAGACGAGGGAGGACTATCCTGTTCCCACAGATTCCACCACTCTCGTTTAACGATAGATGCTTCTTCAGCAGTGGGCTGTTGTTGGTATTGCGCGTTCCACTGAAACGCAGGCATGGACGCTTTAGTTCGTAACAATGCCTCTAAATCAAAAAACTCAGGCCATAGTGGTTTTTCCACATAGCGATTAGTCTTTTTATTTTTTATCTCTAGTATAGCAGGGAACTCAACAACTTCGTATTGATCAGAACGTTCGTTCTTAGCCATGTCGTTTGTTACACGACCCGTCAAATCGTCCATGTGCCAACGTGTCTGGATAATAGCTACCCTACCTCCCGGCATTAGACGTGTACGAGCGCCAAATGTAAACCACTCGTACGCTTTGGCGAATACTTCAAAATTTCCATTGATTACATCCTGCTCAGAATGTGGATCGTCTACCAATAATAAGTCAGCACCACGTCCTGCCAAAGCGGAGCCAATACCACACGCGTAGTATTCTCCTCCGACGTTCGTGTTCCATCTTCCTGCTGACTTGCTATCCTTTGCCAGTTTTACTGTAGGGAATACCGAACTGTACGTATCTGTAGCAATTAAGTTACGTACTTTACGTCCAAAATCCACCGCTAAATCTGTAGTGTGGGAAACCATCATAACTTTTTTGTCAGGATTCCTACCTAAAAACCACGCTGGGTAGAAAATAGAAACAAGCTGTGATTTGCCATGTCTAGGAGGTATATTAACGCAAACACGGTCTTTCTCTCCCTTCTCAATACCCATAAGCATGTCGGCTAATATTTTATGATGCCTACCTACGATAAACTCAGGCATCATAAGTTTGCAGAACTCTATTAAATCGTCATACGCAGCCTTATTTGCCTTACGCGTATTTAGTTCTCCCGCCATTCTGTCTATTTCAACTATTTCGTCGTTAGAAAAACTATCTAAGTTGTTTAGTAGTCGTTGAATGTCGTCTTCGGAGAAGTCTAAGGCCGTATCAGTCATCAAATTCACTTCCAATGCCTAGTTCTGCGTCTACATCTACTGAGTCTTCGTCTATAAACTCTGCTTCTATTATGTCTTCGTCAGGATTTACAAGTTTTGACAGCTTATTCCGTAGGCTTTCGCGTAATTCATCAGTGGTTCTGTGGGTAATTGTGACTTCAGTCTTGTCTGTAAACAACCCAACGTCTGAAATCTTACCTAGAAGCTCTAATGCTCGGATACGGACACGGGGGTCGGGGTTCTCGGTCTCTTCAATTAGCTTATTTGTGACCAAATGACGGACTTGAACAGCGCTTTCTACAACAGAATGACCGAATTGAGTAAGGATATTGTGCGTCATTACTAACGCAGCGGGGGGTAACGATGATGCTCGCTTGGTAGAGACCTTTTTAGAAGTCTTACTGGGATCATCAGCGTAAGCCAAAACTATTTTTGCAGCAATTTCTTCATCTTCGCTAGTGGGTTCTACTTCTAACCCATGCTCTTCCATCATAGAAGCCGTATTGGACGCGGCTTTTGCACGCGCAAGTAAGTCCATATAAGGAATTTCATCCGAGTATGGTACACCAATCTCTGGTTCTAGCACTAAAGACATTCTGTTTCCGCAGGTTATTCACCGTTGGGTACGTTTATACACGAAAAATAATTTTTTGCAAGTATACAAAATATTTATGGTGGGGGCTATTGCCATACAAAAGGGGGTGGGGGTACCAAACTTAGGAAAAACACAATTGTTCACACAGACTAGTAATATATAGTAGAGAGGGAGTCCCTAACTGTGAAGTGGGCGGTGGGGGGCGGGTAGGGTCTAGCATATGCCGTTTTGTTAGTGCGGCACTAACAAGGGTATTAGATTGTGTGTAAACTTGTCAGGGTGTTAGTTTATCTATTGTTTTATTAGTATCCTTTTGCAATAATGGTTTTGTCTTCAGAGCGAACTGATGACATAACTTTAATTATTATAGGATGTAAATTGTATGAGAACTTTAAACGAAGTAACTATTGTTAAAATTGGCAGTGCAGTTGAGAAGGGAATTGCAGCTGACAGGGCTGGAATTGCTGCATTAGATCTGCTTATTGCAGATGGGTTTGACAAGGTGACTGACTATGTTAGCCCGAAATCTGACGGTAGCACTATTAAGCCCGACGAATGGACTGCACTCAAGGCAGCGGTAGTAACAGGTTTTACTGCTACCCACCAAGCAT